ATGTGGTGTCGTTTGGGCAGCACATAGTATGGGCTTTGCAGCATGGGCAAAACGCTTGATCGGGAAGTGACGGACAGGGCTTTCACACATGAGCAACGGGAGCTGGCTTGGCGGTACTGGCCTCTTGCTAGATCGCAAGCACGAAAGTACGTACACAATATAGCAACGCGAGACGCGGCCTACAATTTACAGTATTACATGACGGACTGGGCCGTTGATTGGCTCTTCGACTGTGTAAGGACATACAAGCCCGAACTTGGCGCGAAGTTCTCGACATACTATATGTCATATCTGCCACGATATCTGCATCGCAAACTCGGCATATATTTAGATGAGCTGCATTCACATAAGCGATTAAACTTCGATCTGGTTCGATCCCGGCATCCCAACGACATGAACTGGCTGGATGACTACGATTTGCTCGACAGCTTTTACAACGAGGCCAAAATATCGGACGCAGATCGCGATTACTTATACAAATGGGCCCAATCAGAATCCTACGATGCGATGGCCAGCGAGTTGAATGTCACGAAGCAGGCCGTGCATGCCAAGGTAAAGCGAATCCTCAACCAGATTCGTGAAGCCATCGGCGAGATGTAGTGTTCCGGTCACATCGCCAATTTACGTATATCCTCGAGGGAAGCGTAAATGGCGATTATTTCCAGCTTTAACAGCTACATTGCGGTCTTGGCATCTGACGAAGCGTCGGTCATCGGACACCTGCAGGTTGAGAATGGCACTGTCAATGCGACGGCCGAGCCTGATGACATCACGACCACCCTGTATACATGGCGTCAGTACCGATCTGAAATGAGCAATGTGGAGTCCGTCGAAGGCGAACTGCCGGAAGACGATACCAGCTCTCTCGAAGCCTTGTCGGTGGCTCCTGGCACGAAGGTCAATCTCTACATCCGTCGAGGTACGGTCTCGGGTTCTGGCGTCCAGTTCGATAAGGTTGTCGGGGCTTTGTATCTCGGGGCCACCAAGACAATCCAGCCGGGTCGGGGCCGTCGGATCCAGGTCCGATTTCAGGGTGGCACCTACAGCGTCAAAGTATCGACGCCGTCGGCTCTCTCGACCTACATGTCCAGCAATAGCCTGAGCTAATATGGGGGACGCATGCCGACCCCTGAAGTAATCTCGTCGACTAATTCCTACATCGTCCTCAATGCGACGGACGATGTATCGACATTTTACACCCTCAATTACACTACTGGCTCTTGGAAGATTACGCCGTCACTGGGCTCGTTCGTGACGGCTGACAGCTATTTCTCCCAGAACTTCGTGCAGTTCTACACGGTCGAGGACATCAGCTTCGAGGTGCCAGAGGACGATACCGAGGCCCTTGAGGTGCAGCTATTCCCGGTGGGTCAAGAGGTCAATCTCTACATCCGCAAGGGAGACAAACTGACTGGCGGCGGTGCTGTGGTGATCGATGCTATCGAGGGCACGGTATACTGTGGTGTCCGCAAGGCAATCAATGTGGGCCGGAGTCGGCGGTTAACTTACACCTTCTCAGGTGGCAGATACACACCGCAGGCACCGTTGCCGAGCGGGTTTAGTGGTTACTTGATTTCAGAGGATTTGAACTAATGGCAGGACTTGCGACACGGAAGCCGGTTACGGTCGAGGTATTGGACCGGGTGTTTACGCTCTCCCCGCTGAATCTGCGGGAGGACTTGGTAATCGAGAACTTCCATAAAAAAAATATGAAGCGGGGCCAAATTTATCTGAGCATGCAGGATCTTTTGGCGGTGACTGCGCCGGAGCACAAATCGACGGTGCTGGCTGAAATTACCCGGCTTGAAGCAGTCGGCTCGGCTGCGTATCAGGAAGCCGAGATGAGCCCGGCGGGAGTGGCATTCGAATTGTGGATGCGGGCCAAGAAAACTGATCCTGCCCTGACACTGAAAGAGCTGCAAGCCGTGATCACAGACGCCAATAATTTTGAGATCTATGAGACCATGTGGGATGCAATCAAGGAGCAACAAGACCTCAAAAGTCCCAAGCCCGAGTGAGTTTGAGCGGTTCGAGTGGGACAGCCTGTTCGAGTGGTTTTACAGGGAGCATGAATTGCTGCCTGACGAGGTGTTAGATCTGCCCCGCACGGACCTGTATATGCTGATGTTCCCGGGCAAGACGCAGGAAGACGGCAAGACGATCGAGCCGGTCGATACGGTCCGAGAAATCAATCTGAAGAGAGCGGCGAAGGGCGAGAAGCCCCATATCCCGCGTAACTACTGGAAACGATAAGGAGAGATCGTGACGAACTACCTGACGGCTGTGTACGGTGCCTTTGTTGAGTTGTGTCTGTGCATTCTGAATCGGCGGAAGTCGGTGAAGGTTTCATGGCTATCGCTGGGTGAAATGACGACTGACACAGATGGTACTTTCCGCATTCAGAAGCAGAAATTGACCCTCGAAGTGGCCCCGGATGGGGGGCTTAAATTGACTGAGGAAAATGTCGGCGAATACGTCCACAAGTTGTAGTCTGCGTAACTACTGGAAACGCTGAGCATCACACCCGCCGAGCCTCTCCGCTAGTGATGGCGTGACGCTGATTTTGGGCGGGTCTTTTATTCCAAAGGGGCGACCCCTCTGGCTGCAAGGCTGGATGCTAGCCCCATGAATCAAGGTGACAGATGAGCGAGATCAAAGTCGAGCGGTGCAAATCATGCGAGCGCGAACCTGAGATCTGCATGGTCATCAAGCCTGGAGGCAAGACATGGGTTGAGTACAAATGCACCAAATGTGAGTTCACGGTCTCCGGCGAGCATGGCAAGGCGTTGACGGCATGGAATAGCTTTGTTACCTCGAAGGACTCGATTTATCTGAAGTCTGGAGTCGACCCTGAACTGGCGGCGATATTTGCCCCAAAGAAAGATCAATTCAATCCGTGTCGCTGCGGTGGCCGGTGCGATCTATTTAAGGTTTCAGGCGATAACTCTTACCATGTTCTGAAATGTGACACTTGTGATAATGTGGCCCTTTATTATCGCTCAGGTATGTCGGTCGAAGACAACATGAAGCGGTGGAATGAGTCCTACCCATTAACGGAAGGCCAGTCAGAACTCAACATGTGTGTCCACTGTGAGGTATGGCCGGTCTTTGAGATCTACCGCGAGTCCGGCAAGTTGTCCGTAGTCTGTAATTGCTCCAATTTCTGGCGGCCACACATCGATAATGAGCAGCATCTTGCGTTCGAATGGAATCTGCTCAATCCAGCGACATCGCCCAGTAAAGCCGACTAGCTCGCCTGCCATGCGTAGGAGGAGTCCCGACGCCGTCTCTGTTTATAGGCAGGGGCGGCGTCAGCCTTTAGATACCAGCCCATCAGCCAGCAATTGCATGACAGCCCGTCGTGGGATCCGGCGGTACTTGCCGAGCGATACCCAGGGGAGCTGGCCCGATTTCATGAGCCGGTAGAGGTAGTCTCGGCTGACCGAAAGGAATTTGCAGGCGTCGTCGATAGTCATGACGCCGTCAATGAGGATTGGGTTGACGATGGGGGCAGCAAGCATTTCGCAGTCCATGGCAGCATCTCGTAAGGATGCTTATGGTACCGAGGTATCATAGGGCATGGCACGAGTTCACGTCCGACCCTTAATCATCTGTAGGCATTGCCACGAAGAGAAGAAGCGGTACGGTCGAGGTCTTTGCAATGAGTGCTACAAGGACCCGGAGATCAGGGCCAAGTATGCCAGACTCAAAGAGAGTGCCAACATCGATCATGAGCCGACCGATGAAGAGGTGGAGGCTATGATTGCCGAGCGTTTGCCCACGATGCCGGGCTGCTCACGGAAACGACGACGACCAGGCATCAGGATATTCCACGACCCGAGACTAACGGCGGAAATACCCAGCCCAGATTGGGAGCAATATGGCAGACACATCGACCACTACGGGAGTTACTGAGATGAAAGATATCTGGCATGAGCCGGGAGAGAAGCCGACAACAGTCGGGGTGCTTATGTTTCTTGGCGTCAATCGATTATTTAGCGAGCGATTGCTGAGCACGAATCATTACCTGCCATTCCCGGAGTCGCCTTGGTGCTACGAATCCGACCTCGTGGCGATGCTGCATGAGTTGCGGCGAGAGGATGCCATTAAACCTGTCGAGTGCACGTGCTGCGGCGGGGTCTCGTCGGGGCCGGTCACTCATCCAGAGCGAGGACAACTCTATTGGATTGCGTGCCCAGTATGTAATCTTTCGTGCGAAAATGCATCCAGAGAAGTGGCTATCAAGGAATGGAATGAATTGCAAGCCAAAAGGCTTCGGGCTGCAGCTAATGCACAGACTGACGAGGATGTACGCACGTGGGGGCTGGGCCACAATGTCGTATGCGTCAAATGCGGATTCGAAGGGCCGATGCTTTCGAGCAATGCTGCCTGTAAAAGCTGGTGGGTCACCTGCGGGACTGGTGTCTGTGCCGAGACCTCGAAGCACAAGACGCAGGCTGATGCCTGGAGGGAGTGGATCGAGATGAACCAGCCGAAGCCAACAGCATCTACTTTCCCCATTGACAGCTCAATCCGCGACAAGGTTTTGGCTACAGGCAAATGGAAAGATGACGCCGATAAGACCATAGAGCTTCTGCAAAACATCGGTGGCGTACTGGAGCCCGAACTCAAAGAGCCACAATCGGCCCTCGATCGGCAGGTCGGCGGGAACCATTACAAGGGCTTTGCGATCCAGCCTGTGGAATTCAGTGAGCGGAATGGCCTGACCTTCATCGAGGGCAACATCATCAAGTACATCTGCCGATACCGACAGGATGGCGGCGAAGGAGTGAAGGACCTACGCAAGGTGATTGACTACGTCGAGAAGCTGATCGAGATGCGATACCCGGAGGCCAAGTCATGACAACATGGCAGCCGATCGAGACTGCACCGAAGGATGGTACGGTTATTGACCTATGGTGCTCGCATGGGCGGATCCCTTGCTGCTCATGGCGAGTTGCAGGCAATTTCAATGGCGACAGTGCGTGGCACAACGAAAGCGGGTTTCCGATCGAATACGGTCACCCGAAGAAAATTCCCACCCACTGGATGCGGCTGCCTGAGCCGCCGAAGGAGGATAAGTAATGGACTGGCAACCGATTGAGACTGCACCCGGGTACGGTGTTGCCGTATGGAACGGCAGTTATATTCAATCTGCCGACCACATAGATGGCGTTTGGTACTCCTCTAAGGATGTCCCGGTGGTTCCGGCCCCGACACATTGGATGCAGATACCAGCTGCCATGGACCTATATGTGCTGTCCGGCTGTAGCATGCCATCTCCGCCGAAGTCTTGATGTTCCTTGTTTTGTCGCAATATCTGCTGTATGAAACCTGACGAGGGGAATCCTCGCGAAGGTGAGCCGATCCCGCGTGAGTTGAGCCTACGAGAGATCCGGTTCAGCAAGTTCTATGCTGAACTGGCTATCGGCTCACGCGCCTACGAACTTGCAGGCTATCCCGACTGCGCCAATCCATCCGCCAAGGCTGCCAAGCTGCTCCGCAAGCCCAGAATCAAAGCTTATATCAAAGAGATCCGGGATCGGGCCAAGGCTCAGGCCGATGTCGATCATGGCTACGTGGTGCTGGCCCTGCGCGATATCGTCGATGGCAAGGATCCGGAGGTGAAGCCTGCCAACAAAATCCAGGCTCTCGGGATGCTGATGAAGTACATGGGGATGCTCGACAAGAAGGAAGAGAAGGCCGAGCAGACGGAAGAGAAGTATGTGATTGAGCTGCCACCGAAAGAGCCGGTTCAGGCTCCGACAGCTTCATAGACCTGGATCTGCACCGATGGCCCGAGATCTCGGTTATCGGCGTCCTGTTTGAACCGAGTCTCTTTGATCCATGGGGACGAGTCATCTTCGAACCAACCACAAGCTACCATGGCATCTTCCAGCTCTTTATAATTGCCTCTAAGCCCCGATGAGCTGTCCCATAGCCTTTGCCCTTGCCCGAGAATGCGTGTCGCCACGACGACGACAGGGCCCTTAAACGGCTTCCTACGCAACCCACGAGCTACCAACAGAGACTCGAAAAACTTCCGCTCCTTGGCTGGCTTGTACCAGGACTTCTGGCGGCCGTCGTTGCCGTTGGTCAGCTCGATATCGAGGATGGCTTCGAAGATGGGCTCAGCCGAGACTTGCATGCATCAATCCTTGACTTCTATCTCACCGAAATCCTTGATCTGTACATTGTACCACTTCACAAACTCAGTATTGATGCGGATTCGCTCGGTAACAGGGACGCCGAATTCCTCACAGAGTTGGCAGAGGAAGGCTTGGTTCAGCATCGAGATGATGATCTGATGCACCTGGACCGGCGACAGATCAAACTTGAGTTCCAGCTTCTCTTCAAGCCTTTGGATGAAGAGGCTGTAACTACGGGCTGCGGCATTGGCTGCCGATTGCATTTCGTCCATGTCAATCTCGGAATCGGGAGAGCATATTCATAATCAGAGGATGGCGTACCACCTCTGTTTCGGGGATATCTATGATACCGATCCGTTTGACCCCATCGAGGTCGTCAAGCATCTGCTCCAGGGACTCAACCCCGCCAGGTAGGTCGGATTGCTCGGGGTCTCCGGTGATGATCAGCTTGTTGTTCTGGCCGATCCGGGTCAGGAAGAGCTTGAGTTGCTTGTAGGTGCAGTTCTGAGCTTCATCGAGAATGGCAACTGAGTCTGTGAAGGTCCGGCCGCGCATGAAGGCCAAAGGGGCTCGCTCGACTTCGATCTGCTCATCAGGTTGCTTGACTTGTTTCAATACATCAAAGATCGGCGTCATGTAGGGATCGAGCTTTTCCCCGAGATCTCCGGGGAGGAATCCCAGGTCTTCGCCGGCCTGGACTGTCGGTCGAGAGGCTATGATCTTGGTGGCTACGCCTTCGCGGATGGCTTTGACTGCAAGGGAGACTGCCAGATGAGTTTTACCGGTCCCAGCTGGTCCGATCAGGAAGAGGATGTCGATATTCGGCCATAGCTCGAATGCCTCCCTGCGTGCTGGTGTTGAGCGGATCTTGACTATCGAAGCCGGCTTAGACTGAACCGGCACCGATCCGGGGGATCGCTTCTTTGCCATGCCCCAAAGATGAGGACGGCATCGGAACCCAGGAATCTACGCAGGCTAAATGCGTATCGTAGTGCGCATTCGAGGCAAATGGCTGTCATTTTAGCTGAGAAACAAGCCAAATACGCATTGCAGTGCGCATCTGGCGTTGTGCCTCACGTGTTAGATGCTACGTAGTTTGCCGCTCACGAAGTGCCGTCAGACGGGACGCTAAACTCGGCCTAATGGGCCACGATATGTAATCCGGTGCAAGCTTCTTATCGTCCGCTCAATCTGGGATTGGGTCGTCTTGATCATCTTTTTAAGACGCCAACAACGTAGGTCGAAACAGATTTCGTGGCATGGATGCTTCGGCACTGTGGCTTCGTCGTAAAGAATCACGTGCAGTAATGGTGCATACCGGTCCATCCTGACGCCGAAAGACATCAACTCGCGGAATCTGCCGACCGATTGCACATCGCTCAAGAAGAGCAGATATTCAGCCGTATCCCGACCATACAGATACAACTCAGGCACAGACTTAAAGAGCGGGATGTCGATGCCTTGCTCTTCACATTCGTCGAGGAATGCCGCCACGCCGCTTGGGCTGTCGCTGAACTCATGGAGGCGGTCGATAAGCGGGGTCACTTCTTCTCCCTATCCAGCCAGGCCCAGTCTTTGCCCAATGCTAATAATACCTTCTCGAGGCTGTCAGCTTTCATGGCTCCGCGCGTCATCAGGTTGCTCATCGTGGACGACGACAAACCAGCCCGCTTGGCTAGCTCATTCTGGGACCAGCCCAGACGCTGACATTCAGCCTCGATCATCGCCGGAAGCCTGCCGCCGATCGGGTTAAGGACGACGACAGGCTTGATGGTATGCTTTGCTCGGGGCACAATTATTCCCTTATCAGTTCAGATAGCGGTCGCTCGACCAGTTCAGCGAAACGGCGAAGCCAAGACTCCGGCACCACGATCGCCGTGCCAATCTGCTGTCGCTTCGGCCTGTGAATCCCGCTCGGATCGACCGATTCTTCGTGCTCGTGTTCGTACTCTTCAACTTTGGTGGGCCAGTTGTTGCGATTCAGATGATTCATGATGCCCGCGATCGGCCATACCCATTTGCCGTCCGTGGGCGGCGACTCTTTTGCGACTTGAGCGGCCGCGACTTTGTTGGGTAGTTTCACGGCTACACCTGTTACTTGATGGCAAGACCTTGCAGCCCGAGCGGTTAGATTTTCAGCTGATTTCAGCGAATCAAACAGCCAATAGGCTCTTGTCGCTGGGCTCGTCGTTCGTTACATAATCAATCTACTCGGCATCCCGAGCGATTTCAAGCCCGGTCTGACCGGAATTCGGGAAATAGTTTCGGGAAGGGAAGGTGGCGCGAAGGTGGCGGACCGATTTGGCTGGGAATGGCGTCGACGTAAATTGTTATTCTGCAATGACTTATGTCGGCTCAATCCGGCCCATTCAATTTCACCTGAAAATTGCACCAGTGTCCGCCCGTATAGCTGGGTGTCGCAAAATAGGCCGTAATTTCAGGCCGAGTGTCCGCAGGTGTCGCTGTGCGTCATGAAATGAAGGTGTCGCGAAGGTGTCAGATTCGGTGTCGGCGGCGGTATAGTAAGGGGACAACAAACCTTCCTGGGACCTGCAATGAGCGACGAATCGAAGCTGAAAGAGCAAGCCACGAATTACCTGACGATGCTGCACATCAATCGCGTGCGGCAGTTGTTGAACCTCGCTGTCACTGAGTTCATCCAGCGGGGCGAAGATCACGACCAGAGTAAGCTGGAATCTCCGGAGGTGGAGCTATTTGCCGAGTACACGGATAAGCTGGCGGGCTGCACCTACGGCAGTCCTGAGTATCAGGAGTTCAAGCGTCTGCTCAAGCCGGCTCTCGATCACCACTACGCCAACAATCGGCACCATCCGGAATATTACGCCAACGGCGTCAATGACATGACGTTATTCGATGTGCTTGAGATGCTGATGGATTGGAAAGCAGCCAGCGAGCGGCAGAATAACGGTTGCATCAATCGGTCTGTCGAAGAGAACTCCGAGCGGTTCGGCATCCACAAGCAGCTGACGCAAATCCTGGTCAATACAATCAAGTACGTCGAAGCCATCGAGTAGTACCGGTACGATAGGGAATGGATCATCCCTTGTATATGAGGAACCAGATGAACGACGTCACTTACAAGCAAGTTATCGTCATGCGTACGGACTTGAACATGCGCAAGGGCAAGATGATTGCCCAAGGTGCGCACGCATCGTCATGGTTTATGGTGGACTATTTGTTGCAAGGCTACACGATCGACGATCGCGAGCGGGCATGGATGCTTAGCGGATGCAAAAAGATTTGTGTCCAGGTCGGATCGGAAAAGGAATTGCAAGATATTGCGGACAAAGCTGATGCAGCTGGATTGGATGTGCACGTTGTTGAAGACGAAGGGCATACTGAATTCAAAGGCGTGCCCACTCTGACATGCCTGGCCATCGGCCCGAATCCGTCGGATAAGATTGACGAGATCACAGGCCATTTGAAACTGCTCTAGCCTGCCGCTGGTACGATAGGGAATGGATCATCCCTTGTATCGCTGCGGATGTGGCTTGCGATCAGATCTGCTCAGCGGCAATCATTGCCCGAAGTGTAAGGCTGAGCTGCCGCTATTCCATGATTACAACGGGCAGGCTTGGCCCCTCTGCCCCAGCTGCGGAGCCGATGGGCTTACATCCCCGCTCACATGGGAAGGCCAGAGACCGCAGTTCCATCGATTCCTGCATGCAGGTTTGACCTGCATGTCCTGTGGTTGGAGATATGTGAAATGAAGCTAGGCGATCAAGTGTTCTATGTCAAGAAGACAGTCAAGTGGTCTTGGAATGATTACAAGACGGTCACATACACCACCTGCTACGGGACTCTGGTTTCGGTGCACGATGGGCAGGCGTTAGTTCGCTCGTATGATATCTTCTCAAAAGAAACCGTCGTGGAATGGGATGGGCTATTTGCATCAAGAGAAGCCGCCGACAAATGGCTTACAGACAAACTCGACAACGCTGGCTTGTGGGAGAAGATAGCCAGCTAGGAATACAACCGGTCAATAACCTGGAGATACAGTGATAAATCCTGAACCTGAAATGAAGATCAAGACGGCGGCAAAGTTGACGCTGCAGAAGCCATTCTGGTTGGCTGAGGGCAATTTCAGCAAGCGTGCTGCCGATGCCAATGGTACCGTACATAGCGTCGTGCCAGGGTTCGGCGGCGATCTCTGGTATGTACTGCTTGATGGGATTCCACTGGCGCAGATCTACTCGACCGATGAATTGCTACCGGTCACGAATACAGCCGATCAATGACTTGCGGCGTCCGGTCGTCGGGCCGGATCCAGTGGCTGTAGGTATTGACGACGGTGGTTATCGTATCCCCGAGCCTTCGGGCAACTTCCGCCAGTGGTACACCAGCCTGTAGCAACTCGCTGGCGTGCGTGTGCCGAAAGGTATGGAATCGGCGATGTCGGACATTCGCCAGCCGGCACTGGGCTTGATATCGCCGCTGGATTGTCATCTGGCTTGATACGCCCAAAGGCTTCCTTGGCGAAGCAAAAACCCATTCGCTCGTAGCCGTCTTGTAAGCCTCCTTAACCTGCTTGGCAAGGTACTCGGGCAAGGCAATCGTACGGTATCCATTCTTGGTTTTGGGTGGTCCGATAAAGTCCTTGGTTGAGCCCGAGTAGTTGCGGGCAATCGTGACATGCCGGCAGTCGGCTCGGAAATCGGACCACTTGAGGGCCGTAATCTCTCCGACGCGCATCCCTGTACCTGACGCAATCAGGCAGATCAGTTGACCTGGCCCGTCAGTGGCGATCAACCTTTTGATCTCAGCCGACGAAAAGACCTCGAGGGGCAGTTCTTTCTTTGCTAGCTGCTCGAAGCCCGAGATATCCTGGATGTTGTAGCCGTTACTCTTGGCATGCTTGCAGATGCTTATCAGGAGAGAGACAGTCTGATTGGATTCGGTCGGCTTTGCTGGGTCAAGCTTGTCCCGGAGCTGCTGTACCGTGCCCTTGTTGACTGCCTCGATCTTGAATTTGCCGACATGGGATATGATTGTCCCGATCTTCCGTTTGATGCCAAGGTGGGTGGCCGGCCGTACCCGCAGGGACTTCGCCCTGAGCCAGTCAGAGGCATATTGCTCGACCGTCATTGCCTTCTTGGGTTGGTCTTTCCGTACGGCAGCCAGCCTCATTTTGTTGATCGCTTCGGCTCTCGATTTGGCCCGGCCCGATTTGTACTGGACCTTGCCATCGGCCTTAACGCCAACGGGTGTACGCCAGATCCAGCAGGATTTGGCTTCGGAGTAGAATGCTGTGCCTTCGCCGGGTGATCTTCGCATAAGGGCATTTTAGGGCCGTGGATACGGTTGTCGATGTGCGTTACCAGTGTCCGCCGCTTTGCCGCCGCCAGACCTTCGATTTGTAGGGGTAGCTGATGACCCGGATGGCCAGTCCCTTGCCTTCAGCCTGCTCGATTATGTCTCTCGTGCCAGGACTCGACCCGTCCCAGAATGCAATCAAGGCCTGAGCCTTCGAAGCCATCACGCCATTGCGGATGGGCCCCGCCCGTTTGCCGTATCGGTTCCAGTCGGCTGGATGCACCTCGACCGGATAGCCACGTTCACGGGCGTAGGATTCCCCGAGCGTATCGGCCCCAGCAGCACCGCCGGACAGGATGATGATCTGGTGGGTCTTGGCTTTCTCCGCAAGGATTGCATCGCATCGCTCGCAGAGGAGCTTGTAATCGTCGAACTCTCGGCCGCCTGCAATGATTACGCGATACTCATCCATGTCTGATTTTTTGTATGGCCTTGAATTTTACATACTTATCTTCGATTGCTTCCAGGCGACTCCAGTTCTGCACCAGATCAGCCCAGATTTTACCCCGCTCGGCCATCTTGGGAAGTAGCGGTCGTAACTCTGGCACCGCTTCCAACAAGCCAACGCATCGATCAAAGTCAGCTGGCTCCATGGGATGATTGTTCAAATGGTGATGGCCCGTGAGGTGCGCCGCCATGCACATCGAGGACAGCCCAGTATTGCCCTCGAAGATCCATTTCAAAACCTTGGCTTCAATGGACATGCCTTACCTCCGATTGAGTTCTGCCAGCCCTTCGGCCGATGGCTTTGTAGTCAGCCAGTTGATTGCATCACTTGTGGCATCGACCTGGTCATCGTGAGCCCCGTAGGGGAATTTACATAGCTCGTTGATGTAGTCGATATTCCAGGGCCTACGGACGATGTAGACATTGCCATGCTCGGCCTGTGAGGCAAAAGGCATGGCCCGGGTCTGCTTATCTCCGGATGGTCTTTGCGTCCGAACCGGATAGCCTGCCAACAGCTTTACAAAGCCGGACACCATAATCTTACCCGCTGCGCCTGGATCCTGCGGAATTGTCACGGTACAGGTCCGGCCGTCCATCTCGGCGCAGTTGCGGAGTAGCTGATCGATGCCGAGAGGGCTGACCCGCTCTCGGGCCACATCAACGACGTAGAAGATCTTTTTCGTTGAATCATAACCGACCTTGACACCGGCCGTGTAGTCTGGGTCGTTCTTGTCGTCGGGCTCCGTGGCTGCAATATCCCACGAGCGGACCATACGCAGATTCGGCGGTGCATTGTCGACGAACTTGCCCTCGAACCACTCCCGCTTGAAGATGCCGTCACTGGCCGTGATCTTCCAGTTTCCCTTGGCTAACCGCTCTTTCTCGACCTCAGTCTGGGCCATAAGTCTCGACAGATAATCCCGGCCCAACTGCGGAGTATCCTGCAATTTGCCGGGGACAAAAGTCACAGTCTGGGGATCGCTGACTTCCGCCAGGTCCGGATGGGCAGCTTTGGCCTCTTCGGCAGACGCGTACATCTTCGGCACATCATTGATGATGTACATATGCCGGATGACGCCGCCACGCTCCGGGATCGGGTAGCCGCTGCGAGGATCAATCCACCAGTCGATGAATCCGGCAAGCCATGACTCGGCGTCCGGGTTGCAGGTGACCCGCAAGTATGTCTTCATCCCAGCCGAGCTACGCAATCGGCTGATCAGGTAATTGACCATCGGCCAACTAAAGTGGGTGCCCTCGTCGAAGCAGACCCAAGTTAATTGAGCCCCCTGCCAGTCGAACCTGTTCTTTTCATGCTGCATCGATCTAAATGCAAGCTGGGCCCCGGATGGGAAGGTAATGTCCTTGCTCGACTCGTTGATCTTGAGGGTCTTGCCAAATATCTGCCGGTAGAATGAGACAGCTTCGTCCCAAGGGCCGCCGCCGGCCTTGATCATGGGGTAAGTACGGCGGAAGAAGACCCCTCTAGCACTGGGGTGATTGACGAATCGGGACCAGTCCAGCAGGGCCCCGCGTGTCTTCCCTGATCCGGCAGCCCCACCATAGACGAGGATGTCAGCATCCGATGAGACGAATTGAGTTTGCGGGCCAGGGTTCGGCCTGAATTTATGCGAAGACATACAGAAAGAGTGATAATCCCCACGGAATCAAGGGATTTTCACTTGCCGAATTGGTGTAAGGGCTGGAGCTGATGAAGGTAGTACTGAATGATGAGCATCATACATCAATAGGGCAAATATTATGCGTCCACTCTATGACATCGGATCGGATCTTGAGCAGCTGCGTACGGCAATGGAGTCGGCACCCGATGGGGAGATCCCTGCCGAGCTCGAAGCCTGGTTTGCTGGCCTTGAGCAGGAGGAGGGCCAGAAGCTCGACTCTTACATCGGCCTGATGAAGCAGATCGGCCATGAGATGGAGGCTTGCCGCAAGGAATCCCTAGAATGGAATGCCAAGGCCGTCACCCGCGCCAATGCCCTGCAAAGCCTCAAGGATCGACTCAAACTGCATCTCGAGCGGACCGGCCGAAGCAGCATCACGACGCCGGGCCTGACCAAGATCAGCCTTTGCAAGAACGGCGGCAAGCGTCCGCTGGCGATCTTTGCCGACATGATTCCGCCGGACAGCCCCTATGTCGTCACCAAAACCGAGATCTTGCCTGATTCGGACAAGATCCGCCGGATGTTGGAAGCTGGCGGTACGCTGCCATTTGCGAAGCTCGAGGAGCCGGGCCAGCATCTGAGGATTAAGTAAATGAAATGCCTGAAGTGCGAGAAGGAATTGCGTTACCTCATGCCAGGGTCGACCAACGTTGACGATGGCGGAGACATGGTCGTTACCTTCCACTATGGAAGCCGGCATGACCTGATGCTAGGCTTCAGTAACGAGCGATTTGTCAGGCCCACAGGGAATACCCGCCTGGAATGGCTCTTGCGTAGCGATCGGATCATGGCCTACATCTGCGACGACTGTTTCGCAAAGCATGCCGAGCTATTCGAGGGCTTATGATCGAACTCAATGCCCGCGAATCAGAAGTTTTGCACCTGATCAAGACGAATCAGCTTGCGTCTCGACCAGACATGATTGCCAGGCTCCTGAATTGGGAGCGGCCGTGCGATTGGTGCCCCATGTTGCCGCCGATTCCCGGCAAACAATGCAAACGCGTACCGAGAACATCACGGGATCGTGTTTATCGAGTGCTCATGTCCTTGATAGCGAAAGGCCACATTTGCCGTGTGTACATATTGAGCCGGAAGCCCGATTACGTTACACGGGAATTGGTCGAAGAGCAGGAGCGTGATGCGGAGGCCTATCGTAAAAGGATGGAGGGGACATGACCCGCAAAGAAGCCGCCAAGCGGTACCGCATTATTCCGACATCATTTGGCTGGCAGGTGCAAATGTGGCTTAAGGTGTACTGGTACACCCTGGAAGAATTTGAATCGGTGGAATCGGCTAACGAATACATGCAATCGAAGGTCGAGGAGACATTTATGCGGTGCAACAATACCAATTGACCCCATGGCTTTCACTCCAGCAGCCAGTTTCACCGATTGATGAAACTGGCTCTTTCACTTCGACATCACGTCCGGGCCGATACCACCCAGTGGCCTGCATATCCCTCATCACGGCCGTAGAGGTAGCATTCGGCGGCCTGTCGAGCACCCACGAAGCCCTTCTCGTAGTGCCATGCGTCGGTACCTGCGAGGCTTTGCAGGACCCGTACGGTAGTGCCCATATGCGTATCGATCGGCTTTGTGACCCATTGCCGCTCTCGATGCTGATGGCCTAGCAGCCATTCCCGACACAGCGTATCGGCCCACGATTGAGGTTGCTCCTGCGCCATCAGACAGGGCAATTGCTCGGCCTTGATCTTGTCCCCGTGGCTGAATCCGAGCAGAGTACTGCCGTACTTCTCGTACTTGCGATCCCTCGGGCCAGCATCGACGGTAACGGCCGTCGAGTTGTGGAATCGAGCATCCACGACGTGGCAAAGCATCTCGGAGAGCGTCTGATCGTGATTGCCAGGCACCCATACCACCTTGACCGGAGCCATCCTCATCAAGTACTCGACAGCCCAGATTGCCGACAGCTTTGCAGCCGCAAAGACCTTGCTGAACCGCCCGTCAGTGTCGACTGGAGTGCCCCTCGTCGTGCTATTGCGCCGGTTGTCGATATGCAGCCAGTCATTGCCGATCGGAAGCAGAAAACGGTCGATATTCTGGCCCTTGACCCGGTCCACGAGATCGATGACAGCATTGCGAAAGATCGTCGAGGCGATTGCCGTATCGTAGTTGCTGCCGGTCTCCGGCTCCCAGCACAGCTTACCGAAGTGGACATCGAAGAGGCCGAGTACACAGAGGTATTTGCCCTTGCCGGCGTTGCTGGGCTTGATGAGGCGGTAGTCCGGGGCCGTCTTGCGGATCTGCTCGAGTGCCAGCTGCATGGCATCATGCAAGGTCTTGCGGATGACCCGCTTCAGCTTGCAGTTGATGTGACGGCATTCGACGATCTTGTCGACGCCGTCCTCCTTCATCTTGATCGTCGAGGTACGAATCCGCGTCTCGCTGACCTCCCATTCTCGAGGGTCGGCACCAGCTGCCCGAATGGCCTCGTCGATGGTCATGCAGGTCTTGATTGAGAAGACTTGTAGCTCATACTCGTCTTCTTTACCCTTGCTGACAAGCTTTGCAGACTCGGCAGGGGGCTCGGTGGAAGTGCTGGTCTGATCTGGCTCTGGTGTCGGCGATGGCTGTCGCTTGGCGAAATTCTTGTAGGCGTCTGGCACCTCGACCTTGGCATCCTTGAGGATCCGGTAAACCGTACCTACCGAAATGCTGATATCTTCGCCGTCCTGAATGTTGGTCTGGATCTCTCGGACCGAAAAGCCTTGCTTGCGTAGCTTGATGATCTTCTTACGGGTTCGCTCGTTCATAGCATCCTGGCCATGGTATTGGAAACAATATCATGGTACCAGTGGCAAGGCTATATTGAGGAAAATCTCAAACTCGGTAAAGCTCAATCGGCTTCCAGGCTACGACCGTCAGCATGCATTCAATATCTTCGATCGGATGCCGGCTATGGTCGACCCATTGCTCCCGTCCTGTGCCATCATCGAATAGAGCTATCGGCATACCCCAGTAGCCGACCTCTGCATATTGCTCGGCATCCGAGCCCATGACGCAGAGCAAGATATCGGTCCCATCCTTCGGGGCCGTATCCATCGGCTGCCACCGCGTTTCTTGCCGCATATTCCACATCTGAATTGCGGAGCCCTCTGGCGTCCGGATTGGCCCACAGGCCTCGCAGGACAAGCATTTAGCCCACGCAATCCGCTCGAAGACCATCGTCGAGCCGCAGAAGGGGCAGGGCTTGGGGCTAGGATCTTGAGGTTCGGTATCGGGCATCACTTAACCTCCGGCGGCTTCGGAACTGGCATCCAGTGGGTAGCAGGATTCTCAAGCGGACCAACGAAACACTCGAAATCTGGGAGATAGTGGGAGAAACATTGTTGCCACGAATCGTTAAACCACGACCCAATTATTACCCTGGTTCCATCTTTCGGGGCCGTTTCGATATGCTGCCAGCCTATCAGAGGGACGGCTTGCTTTATGGCGTCCAATTGGGATTGCATTTCTTGCATGCGACGATTGAGCTTGTTTTCTAGCTCTAGAGCAAACCACGACATATTAGACCTTCCTGTATTTGGTGTTGATTTCAGATGTACCGTCGTCGAGCGGATCCATTACATAATCTGAGAAGAGATTCGGGGCCGCCCCTTGCAGCTTCGCCAGTACCAGGTTTGCCAGTTTGCGAATCTCCGACTCGGCATGTCGTGAGCCCCGCTGTTCAAGGAAATGACGCCAGGCCCGAGCATTGCCAGTCACGACAATCTTTGTCTCGGTCGCATTCGGCAGCACACTGCGGGCCGCCTGCCGAGCTGCCTTACGCCGCTCTGTGCCAGTCATCAGGGGCTTGGCGTAATCGCATTTGCCGCCGTCATAGTCGATACAAGCAGTCGCCGGAACAAACTTGCCATCAATGTCGATATTCCAGTCAACAAGAGTCTTGTCGCACTTGGGACACCCCGCAGGCACAAATGTCGTGAAATCCCATCTTCCTGTGCCCAAGCATCCCGGGCAAGCCTCATCCCCATCCGTATGGCCCAATAGGTAGCCAGTGCCATCGCATTCTTCGCAGGCCTTTGTTTCCTTGCAAACTTTCGCAATATCAGGCCGCTTCAGCTTCTCGGTCAGCCGATCCGCCAAATTGACGTACGCCTCGTGAGCATGCTGGACTGCCTTCAGCCAGATCTCATGCAACTCCGGGTCATTGCGGATGATGTCAGGCTCGACATACTCAGCAACAGATTCATCGACATACCTTTGACTTAGCATGGAATAAGCCATTCCCGCACGGTGACGGACCAGCTCATGCGTCAGAGACCGAGACACCCCAGTAAATAATAGGCTGTAATTTGCGTGTTCAAGCACGCTGCCATGCCCAACTTCTTTAATATGGTCGAGGTAGGCTTTATTGCCACCAGGCCGTTTATTCTTAAAACTCATATAGCAGACTCGGCCAGAAAATTCCGACAAGGCATCACCTCTAGATTCTGCATCTTCGCTATATGGGTCAAAGTACTCCCCGTATTCATCGACAACAAAATTGCGCAGCTCTACTTCATCTACATAGGGCTTTGCAATCACCCGCACCTTCGGATCTACCACCTTGATTTCGCCCGTCGTCGTCTCTGTCATCGCTGCCCCTGTTTGTATTGACCCTAGGAATTGATCCACGCTGCCCACGGTAAAGCCTACCTGCTCAAGTGCCTGTCGCCTATCGGGAGTCACCCCTCTCCTCCGTAGTTGCCATGTCGGGTACAAAAGTAATCACCCTTGTCCGCAGCTTCTCCGCAGACAATGCAGTCAATGGGCTTCGCTGGTCCATCCTGGCTTTGCGTAGATGATTCCAGATGCTTTGGCCACCAACTGAGCCACGCCCATACAGCACCCATTGCAACATTCCCCATTACAATTACTGCAATGATCATCGTCAACACAGTCTCGATCATCACCCACCCTCTATACAAGCACAAAGCCCATGCCTTACAGGCTGGGCTCTATATTGTACCGCCATGCTGAGTACGTAGAAAAACCCCGGCGTCCCAGCCACACACTGGGAGTCAGGCCCGGAGGCCCGACTGTTATTCGCCGGGGAATTTGCGTTAAATCTTGATGGCTTCGAGGAACTCTTGCGTAGGCAAACCCTCGCCAAGAATCTCGTCCCGATGGCTTGCATAGACTGCATGAGTCTCAGGATGCTCAGCATGGGCTACGCCGACCTTGCCTTGCGTAAACAGCGAATCCCAGACATTGTCGAGGACCAGCGGCAACAGGCTAACAGTCCGTTTGAGAACAAGCTTCGGGACCACGCCGAGCTTGGAATCCTCAATCAGCTTGTTGAGGAAATCGATGATGGTATTCTTCAGCTCGGAAGGAGCCGCCATTGCTTCTTGAGGCACTTCGGCAGAGGCTGCCAGCTGAATTTCCTCGTCCTGGATCGTCAGATGTAGGGCAGTCGCAAACCAGCCTAGCAGGCCAGACTTCTTGGCAATACCGGCCACGATCTCAACCAGAATCCACGCAAACGTAATCGTCGGAGGCATATCAACAACCCATGTACTTAGGGTGCGAGATGCACCCATACCCTTTAATTGTCACCAGTCATGCGGAACAGGAATTTAGATTGACTGACGGGCATTGCTATTACAGGCCATCATAAAGGGCCACCCTTGAAGTCGACAAAGTCTTCGTCGGCATCGCTGCAATCGGGACATTCACAGTCGATCGAGCAGTCGCACCCGTCGTCATCGCAGTCGTCGTCATCATCGTCTTCACCCGAGAACCAGTCGTCATCGTCATCCTCTTCGTCTTCGCCGTAGATCTCCTCCCAATAATCACCTACGGCATCGCCTACAATCCCTTCGATCTCTTCGAATGGCAGCCCGTACCAATCAAGCATTGCGACTGCCTCTTGCATCAACTTGCGGGCTTCGTCGATGCAGGCGTCCTTAGATTCAATCTTCGGGTCAGCCTCCGACGGCGGATTCGCAATATCGCCAGGCAAAGATGCTGCCGGCGGATCGCTCAGCAGTCGCTTCAGCCAATCAAACATGGGATGCCTCCAATTTGGCTTTGTTCGATACAAATCTGGCTGTCATCAATGATGGCGGCGTAAACTCGATTTCACGATAGCCACCATCCGAATGCCATTCAAAATAGATCGTGGCATTCACTCCGACATGTACACGGTTCGGCGGCTCAAATCCAGAAGACCGCCATAGATTGGCGGCATAAATCGCAGACTCAATCATCGGTGCTTCTGGTGCCTTCGTCCCTTCTCCATCCCAATTATCCTTGAGGGATCGCATCCGCACCAGCTCCGCCAAGACTGCCGTCCATCGATCGATCATCGCGTCTCCTTACTGGATCGCCTTGAGCTTCGCCAAATGCTGCCGTAGCAGACTTTCGTCCGCTCGGATGATAAGGCATCGAGCCTCATAGACAGGATTCTCGATCGCATCGAAAGCCTCTTGGGCCTTCAGCCGAGCAGGCTCCAGTCGGGCCAGCTCCGCACGCACTTCGGCAATCACCGCCTGCAGGCTAGTCGGTTCAGTCGCAGTAATAGCTTCATCAGACATCACAATACCTCATCTTCGGGTCGTGTTTGGATAATCCCATGTGCCGCGTTGTATGCGTCTCGCTCAAATTGAAGCCTTTGGCTGGCTTTGTCGTGCGATTTATAGCTTCCGATCGTTTCCCATTCATTAGTGTCGCCAATGCGCCGTTGCACCAACGCGTTGCATTCCATTGCACCGCAATCCCTTTCTCTGGGCAGCCATTCAACAACTGTAGACACCCACTTAATGCGAAACCTCTGCCTGGCCATCCACTTCGTAAACTTGCGGACATATTCAGAGTTCGGGTCGTATTCCATTGCGGCCTCACGATAGCTAAGCCAGCAAACTGCCGGCATCTATATTACCGTCAGGTCCGGCACACAATCGGAGCGGCAATCTGGCTGATGAAGTTGCGGATCGGCTGATTCTGCACCGGAGCCGACTGCATGACCGGCGGAGAGGCCGTTTGAGCCTGCTGTCGCTGCGTATAAACGCGTCCGTCGATCTTGAAGGCCAGATACCGACCCTCGGTCAAGCCCTCGAATCCGGCCGGATAATCGCCACCAGGACCTACGACGATATCCTCGCCATGCCGATCCTTCAGGCCATCACAGAAGGCCCGCCACTTGGCCTGATAGTCGACCGCCACAGGCTTCACATCCGGCAGTCCAAAGGGATCGCAATTGCCATCGCAATCCTTGCATTGACAGCTTTTGCAGACACAAGAATCCGGACAAGCCTTTGAGGGCATCGGCTTCGGTGCCGTCTCATTGGTAATGACAATGATCGCCGGGGGCTTCTCTTCCTTCGACGCAAGCATCGGAGGAGTGTCGGCCCGGATGATCGGAGGCGTAGCCGTCATCGTCAATGTCAGCAGAGTAATCAACATTCCCGTCTCCTTGAGGCTACTTGGATTCACAAGCCATCTTCTTCAATTGGTCCGCCAGAAAAGACATCACAACCATATCCGGCAGATGCAAATGTTTGGGATCGTAGTACTCTGGCGTACCGCAATTAGCCCATACAGACCTTGCAAACTCTCGCCGCTCCATGGCGGACCAACTCTCAGGCCATTCCCAGTCATTACAGCCATGGTTCGAAAACTCATCCGCCGCCAACTCAAGCAAGTCACCAGCCAGTTTCAGCCACTTCGGATTCATCTCAATACTCCACGCTGGTAAGGTCTATAATCCTACCAGCGTGTATACCGACCATCAGATACAGCCTTACAACTTAATCACCGGCGGCTCTTCGCCCTGCGGATCGTCGATGCCGGCCTTGATCAGGTAATGCATGTGGTACCCGAATGTCTGGGCATGGTGAGCCCATACCAGCCCCATGCGGCCACGATCGCCATACGTCAGGCCCCAACTGTTGACGCCATCCTCAACAACCTGGCCCCGCCACGACAAGCCTTCCGCAAGGACAGCATGATTGCCCGGCCCGTTATCGACGCCAGCAATTTGCTCCCCGCTCATCCGCATGAAATCATTGCCGACATGCACCGCACACACCCCGACATAGCCCATCGCAAGGCCGGAGTACCAGCCTTCCTTGGTGCCAGCTGCGAAGCATTCGAAGCCTTTGTAACGGGCCGCCTCTGCGTCAGCCTTCGCCGTGTCATACTGGTTGCGGTAAATCTGATCCCAGCGGACCATATCAAATGGAGCCACCCCGTAGACCTGCATGTTCTTCATGCCGTCTTCGAGGATAGACCCATTGTCCCGGCCGCCATTCATCCGACTGTATGCATAGGCACCAGACAAATCGACCCGCTTTAGCCCCCGAAGCACTCGGGCCCGGGCCAGCGACATTGCCGAAGCCCATCCGTTACATGCCCCCTTGTCGAACTGATTTTTGATCCAGTCGTCTTCAGGGAATCGATTCTTCCCAGAGATCTTCCCAGATCGGGCCAGATCCTCAATCTCGGCAGCCGTCAGCATCTTTTGGCTGGCTTCATAGGTCGGGAAAGACGTCTTCAGGCCCGGCGGAGCAATCAGCGTACCAAGCCGACGCACGTGGCCAGCGTTGTCAATTACCTGTTGAATCTCATAGTCCGTACTCACTGGCTGATCTCCTTGAGTTTGCTCTTGATGTCATCGAAGGTCTTCGGCAGCGGGATCACCGTGATGGTATCGCCCTTGTCACTCACGTAGAGGACAGCCGGCAGCTTTACATTTGCCTTGTCTACGGCCTGCTTGTAGCCAGCTTGTTTGGCGTAAGCATCATTGGTGTCATAGAATCGCCACTTGATTCCGAGGCCATTCCATGAGGCCAAGTCACCGAGTACCTTGGCATTGTCAGCTGTCCGCTTGGTATCGCTGTCCTCGACCACAATCACCCATGCAGCCTTTGCCTTGATCGGCGAAGGAGTCGGCGGGACCGGCGGCGGATTCAGTTTCTTCTTGTCGTCATCAATCTGGTCACCCTTACCGTCACCGATGACAACCTTCACCGTCGCAAGGTCGGTCAGCCCCTCTTTCGAGCCTGCCCAGGCAATCAATTCGTAGGTGCCAGGTGCACCCGTGAAGAGCAGCGTTTTGCCGTCGCTGACCTTGAATTTCAGAGTCTTTGGCAACTTCCACTTGATGAATTCGAAGTCGCCATCGGCCGTGACCTCGCCGAAGCCGTACAAGGGGACATTGACTTCGTCCTGTAACTTCAATGTCGGCGGAGCGGCAATGCATGCCACCGCCGTTAACATCAGCATTAATGCAATCGCAGAGACCTTACGCATGTTTATCAGACCTCACTGGTACTTCCATTTCACCGCTATCGCTGAGATTGTGGCCGTGCTTGGCCATCAATCCTTTGACCTCATATACAAGTTTGTCGACGACATTACTGAGCCGTTCGACGACCTTATCCCGCAGGCGTAGCTCTTCAATGAAGGAAGTCCGAGCTTCCTTTAGCTCTTTCGTGACTTCTTCCAGAGCTTTTTGCAGCGTTGTTTGGCTGAGCAGAAGATCGTTGCGGTAGCTGCTCAGTAACGATGGGACGGCCACCTTAACTGACCATACAATCAGCCCGAATAGCGCCGAGATCCCTATCGCAAGTACTGATATTAGCTCGGTATCCGACTCCACTCGCTGCCCTCCGGGAAGTATTGTGCCTTCCCAAAATCTTGCGTCATGGATCGGAACTCCAGTCATCGACTGGAGCAGGCGAACCAAAGATAAAAAAGCCTCTCCATCCAGCCTGTCGTTTATTAAACCTGCCACGACATTTGTGGCACAAATCCCAATACAAATGATTGTCACAAAAGTATTTACCGCACCCATGACCCCCGCCACCGTGATCACCACCGCAGGCATGCGATAGCCCATGATCGACGACCTTGTAACAACCCTGGGCCATACAGAGCCCGCGATGGTTGTAGCCCATTTTATCGCCGGTCACCGGATTGATTCCGCAATCAGCATCATCCATCTCACTGATCCCTTTTCTTACGCCGAACCTTGAGCCTTAGTTCACCCGCAAAGGCATCTTTGACGTCCATGGCCACTTCCTTGTATAAGAACCTCCATGGGATGTCTTTTTCCGTCAACTGGATATCAAGGTAGCCCAAGATCATTTCAAGGCATTCGTCGGACAATCTCGCAATATCGACCGGAGAGCCATCATCGCAGACGTAGTTGTTGATCATCCGCGTGCGTAATATCCATGCCATGGATTCCGGTTCATCAAGATCCTTGCGGTATTCATTCGGTTCGTCTGGAATTTCCATGGCGGCCGGCCTCGTATTTAGGTCCTACCTAATACAAGGTGTCCAAAGAGCGGGAATTGCCGTTCCAGCCATGTCGAAGCGTACGCTAATGCCTCATTCTTGCTTGTAAAGTAGGTGTTACGCGAAGGCTTGATCATCTCCGGATGCTGCTTGCCGAAGAGCCATATGCAAAGGATCCATTTGTCCTTGTCGATCCGCCGAGCATCAATGATCGGTCGCCGCTCGTTGTTCTCGATGTCGATTGCCTTCCACCACTCGTTGCCGTAGAGCCTGCGGAAGATCTTCACAACCTCGATGGCAGCTTCACGGGGCGTACCATAGGTGCCCGGATTCTCCAGATACTCAGACTTTTTGTTGCCGGCATGTAGTTTAATCTTGATGCGGAAGGCATTTTTGGCGTTGCAGCGGTATACGTACCGATACCCGGTATGATCAGATTGAGGATCCCAGGGCATCCTTAGTTGTTGGATTTCCCACTCGGGTATATTGGACATAGTTTCCTCGGTAGGGCTTAAGATTCTACCGAGATAATGCATGCAGGACGCTAAATGACAAAGAAAATAAAGTGCTGGGCTTGCGGAGACAGTAAGCATCCGATTGTGCGTTACCTGCTCCTCGATGGTAATGCCAAGCCGATCTGCGAATGGTGCGAGAACTTCAAACCTCTGACCATCTCGACAGGCGATACTGACATGCCCGAGCTGGCCGTAAAGCAGGCGAAACCGAAGCAAAAGCGGAAGCTGCGATGACCGAGACCGACCCTGACTCGTGGAAGATCCTCAATTGCGGTTACTGCAAGCTTGAATTGACGGCCGTGGAGACCTACAAGGAAATCGGTGTAGTCCCGCTGGTAGAACGGCCGCTCGTGTTTGGCATGGTCCGGGTCGGAGCAAGGGAGATCCCGGTATGTATACGCTGCGTGGCTAAGATCCAGGATGGGACTTTAACCCCGACGGACCTAAGCTAATTGACAGCCTTCCACCGCGTCGGCGGGGATCGGATCTCTTTTCAGGACACGATTAATCGGGCACCTGCGACCCATTGACGGGCCATTGATCATTTGCACCGGAGCAATGTAGCCCGGCATTGAGCTAATTTTAAATGCCACCGATTGTTTATCGGCAGGTGGATAGGGCGCCGGATTAATGTCATCATCATCTCCAAATACCCAGTCGTGAGCAAATACCCGCCATTGTACTTCGCCAGTACCAATGCAATAGAACTTCCATATATACAATGGCTCAAAACTGCCGCTGTAAATGAAGTCTGTCATTGCACCCCCAGCTTCTTCTGCGCCGATGCCTGCGTATCGTTGCCATGCTTCTGACAAACGATGTTGACAAACCCAATCTCGTACAGGGCCTTCGACATCTCGGGAGCACTGACATTGCCGTAGTACTCACCTTCCTTCAACGGGCCACCATCGACGCTATGAGCATCCCGCCCAGTGCCTGCGCAGGTCACGAATAGATACCCGCCCGGCTTCAGGATCCGATGGGCTGTGGCAAGGATCTCCCGCCATTGCTCTTCATGCTCAAGAGCTTCCGTTGTCACCACGATATCATACCGCTTCCGGCCCCCATCCCAAGTCTTGGCATCAGCCTGGATATCGACGCCCTCGGCCTTCGTGCCCTCCCGATCGACCCCGGTGTAGTCGGCGTCCGGGAATAGGTCTCGTACGCTGCCGTTGACATTCCTCGACCCAAGCTCCGCTACCTTGATATTCTTCCGGCAGGCCTTGATCCAGTCGTACGCTTCCGCATGCATCTACATATCCTCGATCGTGAAGGTCGTTATAGCCGGCCACTACAATGATACGCATGAGCATCTTGTAGGCCGGATGTATATCAAGATTGTCGACTACATACAGCAGGCTGCGGGCCGAGTCGTTGACAATCATATTGCTTTCTTCGGCCATCATTTACCCCTTGCCTTCCACAGCCCCCGCACCACATCTACCACGAATTCCCATAGTATCCGGCGGACTATTGCACGTTGCCGCACCTCAAGATGCAACCGAGACAACCGCACCCATTGTTTAAGCTTCTTAAGGTCGTCGTCACCCATTACTTCATCCTCGCACGGGCTTCCA